AACTACAACAACCTGACCGGCATCAGCAAACATCTGGTCGAAACCACGACGTTGTGAAGCTACCAGTACTCGGCGCTGGTTCGCTACTTCGTAATCCTGCTCAATGGTTACACCACGGAGAGTAGGCACTACAAAGTTACGAGTGTTAACAGCTACTGCACAAGGCTTGCCTGCGGCAGCGCCAGGGAACTCGTCACATACGTAAACCGGAGAACCGTAAACGGAACCGATTTCACCAGTGAGACGAGTACCAACTGAACCAACCTCATTAAGAGTCTGGAAGTCGCCATCTTCAAGCAACTGGTAATACATATCCAAAGATACGATATACTTAACATCGGCAGGACGACGACCATACTTGCCCATTGCCTTACGAGCAATAAGAAGCTCACCAGAAGGTGAAGTCATCGTAAGATCGAGAGGTGAAGCGACCGTACCTGCTGCAGTGACAGTCTTGGAGTCATCAGTAGCAAGCTTAACCAAGCCACTGTAAGGCGAAGAACCGCTACCAGCGTAATCAGTTGCGCCACCCAACAAGATTGAATGCTCAATAGCACGAGCGTGTGAACGCACCATAGCATCCCGAATCAAAGGAAGAATCGGAATAATCGCATCTTCTTCTACTTCGTTTACGAGGTAAGAGTTAGAAACGAGCTTCTGAGCAGTAAGCACCTTAGAACCAAGGTCAACACCATTGTAAGGTGAGCCTGCAGTATCGCCACGAGCTTCCAAGTTACCCTTGGTAGCTGAACCTGAACCGATGCCAGCAGCATTGTTCCACTCTGCATAACCTGCGTCAGGCATAGTGGGAACAACCATTGAAGCAGCGTTCATGTTAATCTTACGGAAAAGAGGGTCAAGAACCAGCTCAAGCTGAATATCGCGCTCAATCTGAGTAGAAACAAAAGTTTCGAATTCAGAAGAAGTACGATCTGCAGGAACCTCTACACCACCACCGGCATTTGCTTTTTCAAGCAACTCACGACCAAGACGAGTATTATAACCCTTTTGAGTTACTACGCCAAGAATGTGAGCATCTACAATGTCTTCACCAAAAGCTTCAAGACCTTTTGCGTTGCTGCGGTCTGCAAAGACACGCTTTGACTCACGCATTTTTTGAATTTCCTCAGACTTCTGACTCAATTCATTTTGAAGCTCGCCAATGATCTTACCATAGTCGGCATCTTTCTCAGAGAACTTCTTCTCCAAGTCAGCAACGAGCCTTTCTGTACCTGATTGTACAGCAGTTACAATTCGAGCTTCTTCAGCAGATTTTTGTGCAGCGGCTTCTTCAGCAGCTTTCTTCTCTGCTTCCAATGCTTTTTGCTCTTCTGCCTTGCGCTCAGCTTCTTTCATCGCCATGGCAGCAGCCGTCTTCTCGACAGCAGATGCAACAATAGCGTCGATATCAATATCACTCATAGTTTTCTCCTGTGCTAGGGAATTATTTAGTCCCTTTGGCATCGACTCGTCGTGTTCTTTAGCGAACTCAACAGTTACTTTATCTTCAGTTTCCTGAACACGTAGTACGTGTTTTTCCGAGGAGTCATTTATGTTGAAAGATTTTTTGAATTCTTCGTAATCCCTTTCGGATTCAAAAGACTTCGCAAGAGAAAAGGTTGCAGCCTGGTTAGCAGGAACCGTAACTACCGAAACTTCTAATAGCTCTGCATCCTTGATCTTATATCCGTCGGTTTCCACCATATAATCCGCGTCCTTGACTCGGAAACCAACAGAAAAAGCTCCAAGAACGCCTTCTTTAATCAATTCTCCAACGTGACCGGCTGATTTAGCAATTTTTGCTTTTAACTGCAAACCATTGTCATTCGTACCAAGCTGAACTGCTCGGCCAATCGGCTGGTTGTAATCATGATTAAAAAGAATTACGGGATTATTTAGATAGTTATCTAGGCCACCTTTTGTCCAGGCTTCCGCTTCGATAATATCGCCTACTCGATCAGTACCATTGGTACTTGCCATTCCGGTGATATGAAGAGAATCATCCTCTTCAAACGCCTTGAAAGTCGAGCCAATGTGAAAGATTTTATTCATGCTCTTCTCTCTGTTCACGAGCAGTTCTCAAAGCCTCTAACGGATCAACCGCAGGAGCTTCTTCGACGTGCTCTACTGGAGCCGGTACGGGCTCTGGGTTGGGCGTATGAACAATGCCCAATTGGGTGTCATAAATTTCATGCCACCGTGATTTATAAACTCTTTCGCACTTTCGAATTCCCTTAATCCATAGCTCTCTGCTAATACCGCGAGCACCTAATACTCGTCGTAGTTCTCCAAGAGAAAGGACTTTACCTGCAATTTTATAGGCGTCGAAAATGTCTTCGTGTAAGTTATGGCGTCTCATTCTTGTGGTTCCTCTGTTGGTCGTCCACCCAAATCTGGATTAACAGCCGACCCTGCAATATTTTGGGGCACTCGAATCTCATCAAAGCCCTCTTTTGCATCATAGTTAATTGCTTCGCGAGCTTCATTTGCAGTAAGAATACCAGCATTTACAAGTGCTGTATAGTAAGAAGCAGCATCACGAAGTTCCGGTTGTAGAGCAGGTATATCACTAACATCCGAGGCAATCTCATACCCAAAGAATCTCTCTAAAGCGGAATTTACTTTGTCCAGTATGGGAAGCACAGTTTCAAGATAATACAAACGATGATTTGGTCGAAGGTTTGCGTTATTACCTGAGTCTAATAAAATTGGTGGGATGCCTAGAACTTTCAACAGTTCTTTTTGAGCAGCCTCAATGGAGGCTTCAAAATCCATCTCACGAAAGTTAATATTTGAAATCTTGTCAAGCTCCATTCCGCCATCGAGAACAAGGGGCCGCCTACCGCCGCCATCAGGACGGTAACGGGCAACCCAAGATTGAATCATACGTTCTTTATTTTTCTCACTAATAACAGAAGGAGACTTGATTACTAGACCGGGAACTGCACCGTTGCGGAAAAAATTATCCTGGAACTGACGCATCTTTGTAAGCTGTTCCATAGTACGGCGAGCGGCGCGAAGGCGGCTAGTTCCACGATAAATACTATGAAAGCTGTTCTCTTTAATATGAATAATTTCTGAAGGCTTGTATCGAATATTCTTTTGAAACGTAAAACCCTGAATATAGGTTTCAGTATCGGGTTCAATATCCGTAAAATTAGCTGGCAGGTGATACAGCGAAGCCCCGTCAAAGTAAATAAAAATATTCCCATCTAAGATATAATCGAGAATGAGGTTTCTCTTAAAAGTTGATATATCTTGGAAAGGATTGGGTTCTTTATTTAAAAGTAAGTTTACCCTTGAGCGACGAACTCCCTTTACGACAGATTCTAGACCCTGAATAGGAGGACCAATTCTGAAGGGGACTTCGGCTGCATCATCCGTAATCATGTTCACACCACGATTCACTACTTCAAGTGTTTCATAGTATGAGGTATAGCTTCTAGGAATTTCCCGAGAACCAATGGGCCCAGCACCTTCGAGGCTAACAACAATCTCTTCTTGTGCGGGGTTAAGTTTTTCTGTGCTCCAGAAGTTATACCAGGCCATGTTTCTCTCGTTGAATCTCTACCCACCGTTTCTGCTTTGTAGCAGTATGAAGCGGTGGGTTGCGTCCATATATGGAATGAAGTTGAAGATGATGGTCATGACAGATAGTAACTGTTTCTTCGTACATCTCTGCCCAATTATCGTCTATAAACTCATCTCTCCAAATTGTAATATACTCGTCCGTGTAATGCTCGGGTCTCAGTTTAACTTTTTCTGAGAGCCACTTTTCTAACAAGGGTGTAAGCGTATAAAAATGATGGAAGTCAAGTTTTATCTTACTTCCGCAAATTCTACATTCTGTTCCTTTTTCGTATCTTGCTTTAGCACGATCACGAATATATTTTATCTTATCTCTTTTTAGCATTTTTCACATTATAACCATCTGGGAGGAAAAAGTCAAGAATTATTTTTTCCTAGGTCTTTAAAATGTCGGAGCACTCTGCTCAAAACTATAGAGAGCGTAACGTAGTGCGTCAGCCATGTGACTAGAGCTATCATGCAAGGGCTTTTCTCGCATTAGATTTGGGTTGGGGTCCCAGCGATACTGGTCAAGGCATCGAAGAACTTCTGTGCACCTTTGATCGACGATGAGCTTGTCATTATCTACGAGAGACGCCACCATTCCAATCCCATCCAAAACGGACTTTTTCGCATTCGTTGTAGTAATATCGTAGTTCTGAGCAAGGTCATAACGAGTCTGTGCAGCGGCGGCGTCAATAAAGCAATAATCCACATCTCGTCTCTCCATTATCTCGCTAAGGTATCCTGCGTGTTCTTCCGTAGTTCGTTCGGCTGCGTAATACTCTTCGAGAATGTAAAACTTCTCTCCGTCATAGGCGATAACACAAAAAGCTGTGGGATCTTTAAAGCCGACGTCCAAACCGGAGATAATATCCATACCGCGAGTATCCATAGACTCAAGATCTTGGACACAATCTTCATAATTAAAGTTCCAGATCTGACCTTCAAAAATGTTGAAGTCAGCTTCATATTCCTGTTTGAATTCGGCTTCCGACATGGATCGGCGGGCTTCTTCAATGTCTTCTGGAGAAGCCCTCGGATTATCATGCCAAGTAGCTTTTATTGAAACCCACTCAGGAAACTCATCGTTGTAACCACGGTTGAAGAACTTGCTAAACCAATTATTCCGACCACGAGGAGTCGAGATAAAAAGAGCTTTGCTTCCAGGTTTGTCCATGGTTGGTCGAATAGCCACATTAAAAGCAGTCTCTCCGTCAGCGAGAGCAGCCTCATCAAAGAGTACGAAATCATAAGAACGTCCTACAACTGAATCAATTTGATTCACCGAGCCTAGTCGGATTGTTGATCCGTTGGACAGTTCAATTACCCGATCTTTGGCATTGTCCTTAATAATCTCCAAATCAAACTGACGAATAAGATTACGCTGTAAATCAAAACTAATATTCGACAGATTGTAGTTAGGAGACACGATAAGAACGTGACATCCGGGAACTAGCGCAACACATTGTGCTATAATATTCCCAATGTAGGTCTTGCCCTGCCGTCTTGATAGGGCACCGACTACGAAACGATACTTTGAATCATTTAGGGCATTAATAATTCCGATTTGAGAGGGTATTGGTTCTATTCCAAGAAGTTCAAGATATGCTTCAATCGGAACCTTTAAAAAGTTCCCACTCTTCAAGACCCTGTTCGTTATCAGGCTCTTCCTCGATATTTCCATCTACCTCTTCCTCTTCGAAGCTCTCAAAAAATGCTTCTTTTGCTTCATAATGTGTAAGGCCTGCGGCTGCTTCGGCTTCTTGTCTAGTTGCATACTTTTTAGAAGAACCAGCTACTTTCCACATACCTCTTTTTTCATAAACTGTCATTGAATTACTCCTGACACAAGTACTCCTAATAAAAAGAGTATTGCTGCGCCTCCGACACGCCACACTAAACTATGAAGTGCTTCGACAGATTCTCTAATCTCATTATTGCGCTCTCGACTTTCATCTTTATAGTCTCGCAGCTCATTAAACATACTTTTCCATCGCTCTTCGCAGACGGCTTCATGTTTTTCAAAGGCTGCTTTGAGCTGTTGAAAA